TAAAGAATGTATTAGTACTAAAATTACACTCATATATAACTCCTTGTTCTACACTTTCATAATCAGGTTTATAAGCTGAACTAAAAGAGGAACCTCTCACGCATAATGTAGAACCAGATCTAAATATACGAAGCTGCCCTAATTGTTCTTCGTATGACCAGCAACCAAATGTACCTTTTAAGGCAGATAGAGCTTCTTTATAACCCAATCTATGTATAAGAGGAGATATAATACTACTATCTACTTCATTTGCTGGTAAGTCATATTTCTCTTTTAATTCGTTTGAATTTTCTAATACCCCATTATGAGCAATGTATGTATTTTTAAATCGAAACGGATGAGAGGTATTTGTTTTAAATTCTCTTACCTCGGTTGTCGGAGATTGTACATGCCCAAGATAATAAACACATAAATCATCTTCCTCTATACTTTTATTAAAGTCTTGAGAGAGTTCTGTTGTTACGTTAACTCCGTTGTGTTTAGTGTTTGGTAGAAATAATTTAGTAACACTACGTACGAAATTACCTCTCTCTGAGTTTTTATTACATAACTCCCTGAATGTTTTTATATTATTTGATCCAAAAATACCACACATATTATTATATTTTTACCATGGAATATCCGTCCTTGAATATTCTATAGGGTCTTTAAGATTATTTTCTAAAAAGCCTTGTATACGAGAACTACAAGCTGTACAATAACCACACGCCTTATCTTTTCCTTCATAACAAGTCCACGTATCCTCAAAGTTTACTTTATTATCTATACCAAGCTCAACAATTGCGGCTTTAGATAAATTAATTAAAGGAGCTTCCACTTTAATTAAATGCTTTCTATTTAAAGAAGTTGTTTCATTTATCTTTTGTAAAAATTCATTACTACCATCCCAATAACCTGCTTGACTATCTACTAAAGCAGAACCGTGATACACTGTATCA